CCCAGCGCCATGAACGAGATCACCACCGTGCCCGGCGCGGGGAGCGGGCGCATCATCTGCGTCCACGAGTAGCCTCGGTTCTCCTGCCCGACCTTGATCCGCATCGAGTGCGGGGACACACCGATGGTCACCTGTCGGGGTGTCTCGGCCAGCGTGATCGTGCGCTCTGCGGCTGGTTTCTGATCGAGCGCGATCACCTCAGTCCGCGCGCTCGGCACCAGTTGGGTATAGACCGAGGACACCTTGACACCGGAGTCGCCGATCTCGGCAGCGTCGGTCAGCGGCACGACGCTGTAGTACGAGCCGGCGTCGGCCACCGTGGTGTCCCGCACACGGCAGGCGCTGCCGCCGCGGGTGAAGAAGCGGTTGGCCTCGGTGCCCGTGTAATCATCACGCAGGGCGTCGCTGATGTCACACGTGACGATCAGGGCGGTGTAGTCACCCCCATCATCGGTGAAAGTGCGAATCTCCGACTCGGTAGCGATCACCCGGACATACTGCTGGTACTCGGTGGGCAACCCCTCGTCCTGCACGAGGACCAGCGTGCGACCAATGGCCGGCATCTCGGTTCCGGGGCGCTGGAACAGTTGAATCTGCCGCTGACCGAGGACGTGGTTCTCGTACAGGACGCCCGGCCACATGGGGCCTCGCACCAGATACGACTCCACCCGGTTCACCGCGTCCTCGCGCCGGTCGAAGGTGTCGTCGGTTGCAAACAACGTGACGCTGATGTTCGGATCATCTGGCGGCTCGGCCACGATGATGTTCGATCCCATGTACGTGTCCCGGTTGTCCGTCTGGACGCTCAGGAACGCCTTGCGGGCTTGGAACCGGCCGCCGGCGCGGTCCATTTCAGACACGTCCGGGAAGATCGCGTTGGAAACGCCGTCCTCGATGACGTTCGCCGTCGGGCCACCACCGCCCTCCGGCACGTCGTCCATAGTTTGCGACGCGATGAGTTTGATGTCACCTTTGAGAATGCTCACGTCGTCGCTCCTGCCTCAACTTCCATGAGGCGAATAGTGGCGAGGTACCAGTCGTCGTTCACAGGCACGTCGTAGTGGATGACCGGGCGAACCTCAAGGCCACCGTCCTGATGGCGAAAAATTACTGTCCGGGAAACGCTCCGCAGTGTAAGCGTGAGTTCCTTTCCGGGCTCTGCGGCCCAATTTCGCAAAGCGTCAATAACACTTCGTTTCATCCACGCGCTTGAGTCGTTCTCGGGCTCCAGCGTGATCGGGCGCCCGTACTGTCGCCCCGCAGCTTGGATGATCAGCGCGCCGGTGATCGAGCGGTCAACGGCCTGCTCTACCGGCGCCCAGTTGTACTCGTCCGACCAGAACAGGTCTTTGTGCAGGTTGACGGTCGTGAGGCCGTCCGAGAGTGTGATGCTCATGATGCGGTATTTGCCTGGTTTTCAAGTTGACGCAGGATCGAGGTGAGATTCTGCGCGTCCGCGTCGCTTCCGACGGCGATCTTCTGCGACCGGCCGCCGATGTTGATGGTCACGGTCTTGTTGGTGGAGGAGTCGGCCTGCTTGTTCGTAGCAGTTTGCGCATCGACAAACTGCTGGAACAGGGCCATGGTGCGTTGCCAGTCATTCCAATCAAATCTGCCCTCGACAGACCACGCAGACGGACCCAACCCCTTAGCGATGATTGCGTTTGCCCTGTTCGCTTCTAGAACGCCCTTCAGAGCGGGTATGTCCTCTTCCGTCAACACCCCCCTCTGCAGCTTGTCTCTCAGTACAAACATGAGGCTGTTGTCTACTCCCGAAGGAGCCATGCCCAATCGACGATGTGCACTTGAGTCATCCCTCTGCCTGCCTTCAGCGTCTCCAACGCTAGGTGCCGACGTATTGCCGGTCGGAGACGGTGGCGGCGGCATGGCGTTTCGTTCACGCAAGGTCTTGATTTCCTGCTGCAGCAGGTTGATACCTTCAGCCGTCTTTCCGTTCTCGATCTCCCGCACTTCGATCAGCTTCAAGCGCAGTTCGAGTTCCTTTTCCTTTTCCTTGGTCAGTTCGCCCGTGGAGCGAAGGCGCTCGCGCTCAGCTTCAACACCGGCGCGCTCGGCCTGCAACTCGATCTCTCGAATCCGAGCCGACAGTCGCATCTGCTCAATCTCTTTTTCCTTGGCTTGGATCGCGTACTGCGCCGCCATCGTGGCGTCCCCACGAGCGGCGGCTTCGCGGGACAGACCTTCCAGATGACCTTGCTGAACACTGGCGAGGGCTCGGCTGATCTGCAGGTCTGCGGCCTTGCTGTCGGCGGCCAACTTCAGACTTCGTGCGCTATCCTCCACGGCGTCCCGATAGAGGGCTTCCGCCTTGGCAGCCTCTCGAACGGTCGCGCTGTACTTGCGCTGCATCTCCTCCAGAATGCGGACCTGCTCGTTGTACTGCGCAGTGGTGATCTTGCCGTCCGCCAAGGCGGCACTCAGCATCCCCACCCCTTTTTCCTGCATCTTGATCACACGCTCCATCGACGCGGCCGTACGTTGCAGGTTTTCCATGCGCTGCCGGTATGTCTCAAGGTTCGCGGAGTTGTCCTTGTAGACGGCGGCCAACACCTCTGCCGCAGCGGCCTGGGCCTTCAGTTGCTCCGTCGCCTGAACAGACTTCTCGACCTCGGCCTGCTGCTTGACGAGTGTGTCCTCCAGCGCCTTGATCTGCAGTTGCATGGCACCGGTCAGACCACCTCGTTGCGCACCCTCCGCTTTGATGACGTCGATAGCCTGTTGTGTCAGACCCACTTCGTTCTGGCGAGCGGCGATCACGCGCTGGGACGCCTCAACGTTGGCCTGTGCTGCCGATGCAGCCGCCTGGAGTTCGGCGGCGGCGTTTCCGCTCAGGCGAGCGGCTTCCGTCGCAGCGCGACCCTCAAGCTCCTTGGCCTTCGCCAGTTTCTCGGCAGCAGCAGTGTTGGCCTCAGCCGCCTTGGTGTTCTGCGCCATCTTGGACAGCGCCTGCACGTATGCGTTCCCGGAGTTGGTAACACTCGCCGCCACCTGCTCTTGGGCCGCCGCATTTTGCAGAACCTGTGTCGTATTCCCCGCCACCGCCTGTGCCGCGCTGTTCGTGGCCGAGGTGGCTTTAATTTGCCCCGATTGGTATTCGTTCAGCTTCTCGATCTGTTCGCTCAGACGCTGGCCGCTTTTCAGCACCTCTTCGTTGAACGCAGCCCACGCCTCACGCCCGTTGCCCTTCAGCGTCTCGTAGAAGGCCATCACCGCCTTGGCGCCCAGCGACACCGCTTCCGTGAAACCGTTGAGCACCACCAACACGCCACCGATGGTGGAGCCGAGAAGCCGCAAACCCTCCTTGAGCAGTTTCAGCCACCCGGCGTCGCCGGCCGACTGTGCGGCACCCGTCAGCAGATTGGTGAAGCGAGCCCACGCAGCCGAGAGCGTGTTCGTGTCACCGTGCAAGCCTTTCAACGCCTGAGCGAACGCGGGGAAGAAGTCTTGCGTCGCCAACTGGCCGGTCTCAACCAGCTTGACCAACTCCTGCTCCGTCAGGCCAAGCCCCTTGGCAGCAAGGCCGATGGCGCCAGGCAGGCGATCGCCCAACTGTTGCCGCAGCTCTTCCATTGTCACGACGCCCTTGGCGGCCATCTGACCGAGGGCATCAAGTGCGCCGGCGGTGGACTCACTGGACAGACCGAGCGACGCGCTGGCGACGGTCAGGTTGCGGAACAACTCGTTCGCCACCTCGGTTTGGATTCCGGCGGACTTGGCCGAGGCCGAGAAGCGGACGAACGAATCGCGCAGCGCGTTGAACGAAACTCCAGCCTCGTTCGACACGTCCTTCAGAACCTGGAACTGTTTGGCGGCGACCTCACCGTCCTTGTAGATCGCGTTGAGCGAGCGACGCAGGCGCTCCGTCGAGGCGATGACCGCGACAAACTGGCGCCCCATCTCCTTTACCCGCTCGATGATCGAAGCGATGGCGTCAGCGATTAGGTTGCCGACCGCGATCTGTCCCATCGAGTTCTTGAACGCGCTGGCAGCCTTGTCGGCAAAGGTCAGCGAACCCGTCAACTTGCGAATGTCTCGCTCAAGCTCCCGAATGCGGGCGTTGCCCGCCGAGAACGCACCACGCAGTTCCGAGCCCGTGACCGCGCCTGTCGTCTCCAGGTGCTTCATCGCCGCTCGCACCTGCTCGATCTCGGCGCGCATACTGGCGACAGAACGAACGCCCAACGCACCGAAGGCATCGTCGAGCGCCTGGCCCGCCTGTCGCGCAGCCTCGTTCACCGCCTTCAGGTCGTTGGCACCCTGAGCCACTCCCTTGAACGCCAGCAGCAGATCGCCTTCTGCTTTGGCAAGGTCTTCCGTGCTGACACCGAGTTCGTTCGTCGTAGCGACAGCCTTCGCCATCGCGGCTTCCGACTCAGCCACCTTACTCGACAGTGCGTCTGCGTTCTTCGAGGCGGAAGCCAGCGACTTTTCCAGCTTGGCCTGTGCCTTCTCGGCCTCGGCAACCGCAGCGTTCTCCTTCCGCAGTTGGGCCGCCAGTTCTTCCGACCCCTTCTTCGCTGTCGCCTTCTCAAGAATCAGGCGGGCGACCTCATCCTTGTATTCTTGGGTCTTCTTGCCTGCCGCGTCAGTGGTCTTGATCAGCGTGGTGAGCGCAGCGGATGCGTCGGTACCCACGTCCTTCCACTGCTGCAGCGCCTGTGATGCGCGCTCTTGTGACGCTCGTGCTTCTTCCGCTTTCTGGCTCAATTCATCAAGGCGGCGCTGCATCTCTGCGACGCTCCCCGCGGCGGCCTCCTGCCGCTCCCGCAACTGCGCTGTCTCTTCACTCAACCGCTTGACGTTGGAAACCGCCTCGTTCTGTGCGCCGATTCGCCCGATCTGGTCTGCGAGCGCCTGGAACTCTGGTGCTGCTTCGCCGCCCTCGGCGGCCAGTTGCTCGACCGCCGTTTTGAGCGCAAGAATTTCGTCCTGACCCAGCGTCTCGACGCTGAGGGTCATCTTCACATCACGGGAGCCGCGCGTAGCCATGATTCGCCTTTACGTAAAACTCTCGATCACCTGCCGACGGATTTCGTTCGCGTCGCGCAGTTGGTAATGTTCTCGCACGTGCTCGGCCAGCGCCTGCGCGCGCTCGCGCACCAGACCCATGTCCTGACGGAAAGCGTCCATCGCCGTGCGCCAGTCGGCCGGCGTGCTGGCGAGGGTGACAACCTTCGCGTCGAGGGTGTTGTTGAACGGGTGGGTGTCCGACGCGATGGCCGCGAGACCTGCCGCACCGGCTTCGAGTACCTTGAGGTTGGACTTGCACCACGCAAACTGGTTCGCCACCAGCGGGGCCAGGGCGACGTTGTGCCCGCGGTAGAGGTGCATGTACTTGTGCAGCGGTTTGGCGACCGCCCGCTGCGCGTTCGGGATGGCATGCGCGACCATCTCCCAATCGCGGTTGCCCGGGATGTGGCCGGCCAGTGTCACATCGGGCCGGTTCAACGCCTCGCGGACCATCAGCATGTCCGGCCGGTGGCTGATCCCGGCGGCGTACACGAACCGCGCGCGATCCATCGGCTGCTCGCCGCGGCAGAACTGCCCCTCGTCGAACGGCAGCGCGTTGGGCACCACGACCACGTTCCGGTTGAACTTTCCGGCCTCGTAGGCCAGCTTGGCGTGTGTCACCGTCACCGCGTCGGCGTTGCGGATCAGCCATTCGGTGCGCTCGGGTGTTCGGTTAATCCGGTACGCTGACGCGAGGTAGTGATCCCGCGGCAGGTACCAGTAGTCGTCAAGGTCCATGACCAACCGCCAGCCGCGCCGCTTCAGTTGCAGCGTCTCGGCCTCACCGATGGTGGGTAGGCGGCTGAACACGAACACCGGCACCTTCGGGTGGTAGAAGCCCCGGTCGGCGTACGGAAGCCCGAGCCTGTGGTATCCACAGGACGTCCGGTCACCGGCATCTACCCGAAGCTCAACGGTAGGGGTAGAAGATTTGAGGACTTGCACACTCACGACGAAACTCCGCACGATTACGCTCGATGTAGAACTGCTTTTCCTCATCCGGCACCGTGGGTGTCGGGTTCAGCGCAAACACGTCCTCGCTGAAGATGTACGCCGGCGCGCGCATGAGCGACGGTAGACCCAGCTTCGGGTCGCCGCAGATACCGCTGCGCTTGACGCGGTTGTAGTACGACGGGTCGGTGAAGCCGTAACGACCGTACTTCTCGTTGTAGCCGCCAACCACCGACAACGCCTCCTTCTTGTGGAAGGTGAAGCCCCCAATCAGCGCACTCCAGCGCACCACCTCGCCCTGCACAGACAGCAGGTCTGACTTGAAAATCTCGGGCACACCGAAGAACTGGATGCCGGTTTTCTTGCTCCACTCGATGAAGTAGGCCTCCCAGCCGTGCGTCATCGGGTAGTAGTCGTCGTCGAACACGAAGAAGTAGTCGCACCCCTGATCTTCGAGGTGGGCCAGGCAGCGGTTGCGCGACGGGCCGGGACCGCGCTTCTCGGTGTCCAGGTTGATATAAAGGTACGTGTCCGGGTGCTTGTACTTGTAGACGTTCGGGTTGATCTCCCGCACGCCCGTCGTGATGATCGCCATGCCGACTTTCATTGCGCTGCTCCTCGTAGGTGTTCGGTGTAGTCCAGCGGGTTCTTGCGCCCGAGCCGGTACGTGTGCCACAGGTACAGGCCGTGCGCGATACCCACGCGCCCGCCGGCCGCGCGCACGCGGTCTGTGAACGTGCGGTCGAAGTCGATGGTTTTTTCCGCGAACGGGTGCTTGAGCCACACCCGCTTGGGAAAAAGCATGCACACGCCCGCCACCGGCCCGTAGGTCAGTGGCTGCACGTGTGTCTTGTGTTCGAGCCACCGCTGGCGAGCGATGGCGATGTGATTGCGAAGGTCAGCGTCCTCGCTGAACTTGCCTTGGTGAAGCTGGTAGTCCGCGCGCAGACGGTTGGTGATGCACCCGATCAGCGAGTAATCGGGGTTCGCCTCGATGATGGACTGGATGTGGTTGCCCCACTGCGGGTCGAGGAACAGGCTGTCGCCGTCCCTCAGACACACCCAAGCGTCGTCGGGTACAAGGGCGCAGAAATCGTTGATACCTGCACCGATGTTCCCGTCACGCCAGGGTGTCGAGTGGTAAACCTGAACCACACCGCGTCCATGTGCTCATCAGGTCGATTGGGCGACCGGGTTCTGCACCAGAACTTCGTACGGCGAATCCTTGCCGGTCGGCGTCTTGAGCGTGCCGGTCAGGTTCACGTTGCCGAAGTCGTCGGCCAGGAAGTCGAACTCGCTGTCGGGCGACAGCACGGCTTCCCAGATCGTGACCGTGCATTGCGTGCCGTCGGCCTGGTTGATACCGTCGAAGACGATCTCGGCACGCACTTCGGTTCGGGTCGAGCCCTTGATCAGCGTACCGGTGGCACCGGCGTAGGCACCGCTGACGTACGCCTTGGCACCGGGGGTGTCCAGTGCGCCACCGTCCAGCGCCATGATCCAGCCCATCGGGCGGTTCAGCTTGTAGTCCACGCCTTCGACGTAGGTGGTCATACCGCCGGAGTTTTCCACGGTGATCAGATCGTCGAGGTTCTTCTTGCCGATGGCGACCCACTTGCCCGGTTGCAGAGTGACCTCGAAGTCGTTCAGCGCGCCGCCGGCTTCGGTGTGGCCGGCAGAGGTGCCCAGGAACGCCATCACGAGGATGTCGCCGGTCACTTCCTTCAGGGCCATCGAGAACTCGGAGGGCTGTGCGATGTTCACCGACTCCAGCACCTGGCCGTAGTCGTAGCGGCCCTTGGAGGTGGACTGCAGGGTGTTGACCGAGGGGGTGATCGACAGGCTGTCGGCGTAGATCGGGCCGACAAGGCCCTGCTTCACGCCATCGACCATCCGGTTGATGTAGATGTCGCCGGCGCCAAGAAAGCTGCGTGCTGCCATTTGAGATACTCCTGAGATGGGATGCCGCAACTACGGCACATTAGGGACGAACAGAGTTTGCCGCCGAGCGTGGCTTTTTGCTCTGCGGCACAATTTCGCGTTTACGCATCGGCGAGGTCTTCGGCATACGAGACGGTGATGCGAACCACCCCGTACACGAACGTCTTGTCAGCGCCGTCGCTGCGCGCACCGATCTCCTTGCCGGTGTAGGACACCGACTTCACCCGACCGGCGCCGATCCCTCGGTTGCCGGCGGCAGGCGGGGCGGGTACGAGGTCGCTCGTGAAGATTGCCTTCTTCAGATCG